GAATGCAGAGTTGACGCGCTCTGTCGTTGAAAAGAACGCGCTGCGGAATGACGTAACTAAAATGTGGGACAAAGCCGCTTTTGAGTTTGGGCGCGCTGACTACGCAGAAGCCCACCCATGGCGTAACCTGTGGGCGTGGGTGAAGAGGAAGCTGGGGCGGAAGAAATGATGCACGACCCTATCGGGGCGCTGGGACCATTTGCTGTATGCCCTGTCTGCGGGGCGTTTGACGTGGACTGGGATCCAGAAACGGATATCACTACTTGTAAGCGCTGCGGCTTCCGAAATGAGGAACAGGCGCGCAGGAACTATGAGAAGCGCAAAAGAAACGGCGAGGTATAACGATAGAGGCAGGGCGAATGCTCTGCCTCTTTTTTGCTGCGGGAGAGAGGGGAAGGGGGGATTATAGGGGGGATAGGAAAAGAGGGTGCTATACGCAAGATGTATCTATGTTGTGTGTATGTAACTATACAGGGGAGAGCGGGAAGAAAGAGAAAGTTTCCGCGCCCGTGGTGAGAAATAAAAGATGGCGTGTTACCGTCGAAAATAGGAAGCTCGGTTCCCCGAGCGGGGATAAGAATGCTGCGTGATATGGCCGAGGACGGGGGGCTTGCAGCATAAAAAAGAAAGGCGGTGGCGGCATGGCAAAAATTGGGCATCCTCCAAAATATGCGACGGTCGAAGAGATGCAGACCGTCATCGACCAATACTTCGAGGATTGCAAGGGAGAGCCAATCATCGGGGACGATGGGATGCCGATTCTCGACAAATTCGGGCAGCCGTTTATCATTCACCAGCGTCCGCCGACAGTGACGGGGCTGGCGCTGGCGCTGGGATTTACGAGCAGGCAAGCGCTGCTGAACTATCAGGCGAAGAAAGGATTCGTTGACACGGTCACGCGCGCGAAGGCCCGCATCGAGGCTTATGCCGAGGAACGTCTCTTCGACCGAGACGGCCAGCGTGGCGCAGAATTCAGCCTGAGATACAATTTCCGCTGGGTAAATGACGAGAAGAAAGACGACGGCGGAGAGAGCGTGTGCGGCGTGGCAGAGCTGCCCGCGGTAATGCCTGTTCCACAGGATGCGGGAGGTGATGCGAATGGCAAAGCGTAGCGTGGTATGGAAGCCGCAGCCCAAGCAGGCTCTCTTTATGAGCCGCTGGGAGGACGAGGCTCTATATGGCGGCGCAGCCGGTTAGGCGGGGGAAAATCCGATGCGTTGGTCATCGAGGCATTGCGCCAGGTGGACATCCCGTATTACAAGGCGATTATCCTGCGAAAGACCTTCCCACAGCTTGCCGAGCTCATTGACAAGACGCTGAACTACTACCCGCGCATCTATCCGGGCGCGCGCTATAACGGCAGCAGCCACACGTGGACATTCCCGAGCGGGGCGAAGATACTCTTCGGCTCGATGCAGTATGCAAAAGACAAGATCAAGTATCAAGGTCAGGCGTATGACTTTATCGCATTTGACGAGCTGACCCACTTTACGTGGGAGGAATACAGCTACCTCTTTTCCCGAAACCGTCCGAATGGGCCGGGAACGCGGGTATACATCCGAAGCACGGCAAACCCCGGCGGCGTGGGGCACGGATGGGTCAAGGAACGATTCATCACGGCAGCGCCGCCGATGAGAACCATCCGCGAGGATGCAGTCGTGCGTTTTCCTGATGGGCATGAAGAACATCGGCAGAAGAGCCGCATCTTCGTGCCGAGTACGGTGTTCGACAACAAGATACTGCTCAAGAACGACGACAGCTATTTGACGCGCCTTGCGTCGATGCCGGAGGCGGAGAAGAATGCGCTGCTATACGGCGATTGGGACACGTTCTCCGGGCAGGTGTTTACCGAGTGGCGCAACGACAGCGAACACTACCGCGACCGCATCCATACGCACGTCATCACGCCGTTTCATGTGCCGAAGGAGTGGCCGATTTGGTGCGCGATGGACTGGGGCTATTCAAGGCCGTTTGCCATCGGCTGGTTTGCGGTCGACCATGATAGGCGGCTCTACCACATCAGGGAATATTACGGCTGCACGGGCACACCGAACGAGGGCGTGAAGATGGAGCCGACGGCGGTTGCCCGCGAGATGAAACGCATTGAGGAGGAAGACCCGAATCTCAAGGGGCGGCACATCTTCCGTGTGGGCGACCCCGCCATTTGGGGTACGCAGGGCACGGAGAGCATCGGCTCGCTCTTTGAGCGCGAGCGCGTCTACTTCGAGAAGGGGGATAACGCCCGCATCGACGGCAAGATGCAGCTGCACAACCGATTCGCGTTTGATGAGAACGGCGTGCCGATGCTGTATATCTTCGATACGTGCAAAAATTTCATTCGCACGGTGCCAAACCTCGTTTACGACGAAAAGGACGTTGAGGACGTGAACACCGAGCAGGAGGATCATATCTACGACATGACACGCTATGTGTGCATGGAAAATCCCATTGCGGCGCGGGTAAATAAGCCGCCGAAGCCGGTCTTGTACGACCCGCTGGACATCAATACGCCGAGCTACGACAGATATGCGTGGTTCCAACACAACTGACAGGAGGGGAAGACATGGCAGGGACGAGAAAATTCCCGCAGACGCAGCAGCAGGCCGACGCGGCTGGCGCTGCTGCGATGTTGGATGCAAAGGCAGAAGCACCGCTTGTAGGCGCATTCCGCGACAGCGACGCGGCGATGAGCAGCGGCGCAGCCATCGGCAGCAAGGAGATTGGTGACGCCGTAGAAACGCTGCAAAAGTATAAGCAGGGCAAGAGCAACTTCGAGAATCGCATCATCAGCGAGGAACGCTGGTGGAAGCTGCGGCATTGGGAGGATATCCGCCGCGGGACGAAAGATGCTGGGGAATCGCCCGAGCCTGCGAGTGCATGGTTGTTTAACTCGATCATGAATAAGCACGCAGACGCGATGGACAACTACCCCGAGCCCGTATGCCTGCCTCGCGAGCAGAGCGACGAGGAAAGCGCGAAGACGCTCTCGTCCGTGCTGCCGGTCATCATGGAATACAACGAATTTGACAGCACATACAGCTTCGAGTGGTGGGAAAAGCTCAAACACGGTGTGGCGATCTACGGCGTGTTCTGGGACAAGGAGAAAGACAATGGGCTCGGTGACATCGCTATCGAGGGTATTGACCCGCTGAATATCTTCTGGGAGCCGGGTGTTGAGGACATCCAGAAGAGCCGCAACGTGTTTACGGTGGCGCTCGTCGACCGCGACATCATTGAGGACGAATACCCGCAGTTTGCGGATAAGCTCAGCGGCAGCAGCATTGAAACGGCGAAATACGAGTACGACGACACGGTGGACACGAGCAACAAGGTCGCCGTGATCGACTGGTATTACCGCAAGAAGACCGCAGACGGGCGAACGGTGCTGCACTACGCGAAGTTCATCGATGAGGAGCATATCATCTACGCCAGCGAAAATGACCCCGAATATGCGGATGGCGGCTTCTACGAAGACGGCGAATACCCGTTCGTGTTCGACGTGCTGTTTCCCGAAAAGGGCACACCTGCGGGATTTGGATATACGGCCATTGCAAAGGATCCGCAGCTCTACATCGACAAGCTGTGGGGTAACATCCTCGAAACTTCAATGATGGGCAGCAAGCGCCGGTATTTCGCGAGTGAAAGCCTGAACATCAACGAAGAAGAGTTCCTTGACTGGCGCAAACCGATCATCCACGTGTCCGGCCAGATCGACGAGAGCAGGCTCCGCGAGGTAACGACGCGCCCGCTCGATTCCATCTACGCGAATATCGTGCAGATGAAGATCGACGAGATGAAGGAAACGAGCTCAAACCGCGACGTGTCCAACGGCGGCACATCCAGCGGTGCGACGGCTGCGGCGGCTATTTCTGCACTGCAGGAGGCGGGCAACAAGGCGAGCCGCGATATGATTTCGGCGTGCTACCGCGCGCAGGCGAAGATCGTGAAACTGTGCATCGAGCGCATGCGGCAGTTCTACGACGCAGCGCGCACTTTCCGCATCACGAATGAAATGCCCTACGAGTATGCGCAGATCGGCGTGAATCAGCTCGGCGATCAGGTGACGGGTGTGGACAGCCTCGGCAATGACCTGTTCCGCAGACCGGTCTTTGACATCAAGATCAAGGCGCAGAAGAAGAACCCGTTCTCCCGCGCAGAACAGAACGAGCGGGCGAAAGAGCTGTATTCACTGGGATTCTTCTCCCCAGACAGGGCGCAGGAAAGCATGATTGCGCTCGACATGATGGACTTCGAAGGAATCGACAAGATCAAAAGCCAGGTCAACGAGGGCGCGACGCTCTACAACGTCGTGCAGCAGCAGAGCGATCAGCTGCAAAAGGCGCTCGCGGTCATCCAGCAGCTTACGGGACAGGACATGGGCATCGGAATGGCGGGCGGCACGCAGAGCAGCGGCTCGACACGCAAGAGCGGCAGCAGCGGCGGAATTGAGAGCAAGAACGCCGACGCGCAGAGCGCGCAGACACCGTACATGCAGCAGCTTGCCGAACAGTCTAAGCCGAACATGGACGCGGGCAGCAGCGCGGCGATGCCGGGGGTGTAAGCGCATGACGATGGTTCACATCGAGCACGAGATCGGTCGCTACATGATCCTGTGCGAAGGCCATTCGGCGGACGAGAAATGCTGCAACTACATTACTGGCGTGATGTACGCTTTCGGTGGCTATGTGAAGAACATGGAAGCCGATGGAGAGTGCGAGGTCTATGGCTTCGAGATAGACGAGGGTGCGCCGCGCTTCCTTATCCACTGCGGCGGCGATGAGCGCATCGAGGCGGCATTTCTTGCGGCCTGCATTGGGCTCAAGCAGCTTGAGGCCACGAGGCCGGACGCGATCTGCGAGTGCATAGAAGAAAATTAAAAATTTTTTCTCGCCCGTGGTGAGACGGGGGAAGCCGCATGTTACGCTTTAGGCGTGCGAGTGGCTTCCTCCTATTCATACGCCCGCGAGGGAGGGGCGGCGTTTTTCTTCATCTTTTCGCTGCTCTCCCCCTCCCCTGCGGGCAATGGGAAGCACTGCATGGCCTACACGGAGGGCCGAATATCCGCGATTTGACAAGCAGGAGGGATACCATGAACCTCAAAACCACGCTTCGCGTGATCCTGAGCCTCTTTGACGGCGGCGCTGCCGCTGCGGGAGCCGCTGCCGGTGCATCGGGCGGCGCTGAGGGAGGCGCGAGCGCACAGGGCGAGACCACGAATGCAAGCTCTTCTCCCACCCGGAAGGGCAAAACGGGCGAATACGCCAACGTCGTGTTCGGCAAGCAGGAGGCACCTGATGATACGGGGGCATCTTCTGGTGAGCTGAAAGGCGAGGGCGCGAAGATGCAGCAGCACGACGCCGGGGCTGCGGAAAAAGGCGGGGAAGACCTGAAAAAGGAGTTCCTTGACCTCGTAAACGGCAAGTACAAGGACGTCTACACTGCGGAGACGCAGCGCATCATCAACCGCAGATTCGGCGAAGAGAAGGCCAAAGACCAGAAGATCGCCGATTCGCAGCCCATTATCGACACACTGATGCGCCATTATGGCGTGTCGGACGGCGATATGAGTAAGCTTCGTGCGGCTTTTGAGGGCGATGCGGCGCTCAACAGCGTGCTCTACAACGCGGAAGCGGAGAGTATGGGCATGAGCGTTGAACAGTACCGCGAGTATGCGCGGATGCAGCAGGAAAACGAAGCGCTCAAACGTCAGGAAGAAGACAGACAGCGCCAGCAGAAAGCCGACGAGACTTATAACGACTGGATCCGTCAGGCGAGCGAGCTGGTCGGAACGGCGGACGCGCCGGGAGAGTACCCTGACTTCGACCTCAAGCGCGAAGTCGCAGAGAATCCGCGCTTCATTGCGATGCTGCGCGCTGGCGTTCCTGTAAAAGACGCTTACGAGGTATCCCATTTAGGCGACATTCAGGCTCGTAGCGCGGCGAAAGCTGCGGCGGAGATGGAAAAGCGCGTGATGGACAACGTCCGCGCGAAAGGAATGCGCCCGAACGAGAATGGAACCACTTCCCAGCCGGGGGTCATTGTCAAGAGTGACCCGAGCAAATTCACGAAGGCCGACCGCGCAGAGATCGCAAGGCGCGTTCGGCGCGGCGAGCGTATCGTATTCTGATGCCCGCCTAATTTACCGACTGCAAGAAGGGAGACAAAACTCTATGAAGAAGTTCAAAAACATTTTCATTCTGCCCGTCATTCTGAGCCTGTTTGAGGGTCAGACGAACGTGACGACCGATGCCGGTCTCTCGGGCGAGATGAAGACCTACTACTGCGACACCCTGATCGACAACGCCGAACCTGAGCTGGTGCATGACCGCTTCGCGCAGAAGCGCAACATTCCCAAGGGCAAGGGCAAGGAGATCGAATTCCGCAAGTATGATCCGCTGCCCAAGGCCTTAACGCCCATCACCGAAGGCGTGACGCCCAAGGGCCGCAAGCTGTCCATGACCACGCTGACCGCGCAGGTCGACCAGTACGGTGATTTCGTCGAGATCTCCGATATCCTCGACCTGACCGCCATCGACAACAACCTGCAGGAAGCGACGGTGCTGCTCGGCTCTCAGGCGGGCCGC